TTTAACTATTAAATCAGTTACTAATGCTAAAACTTTAGTCCCAGGCGATGTGTTTACAGTTGCTGGCGTATATGCGGTTAATCCTCAAACACGTCAATCAACAGGTAGCTTGCAACAATTCGTTGTAACTGCATTAAATACTTCAACAGGTACTGAGTTCGTAGATGTTGCAGTTCAACCACCAATGTACACTTCTGCTAACGCACTAGCTACAATTGATGCTTTCCCAGTTGCAGACGCAGTAGTTACTTATGTTGGTGCTGCTTCTACAAGTTATGCTCAAAACTTGGTTTATAACAAAAATGCTATTACTTTTGCAACGGCTGACTTGTTATTACCTCAAGGTGTTGATATGGCTTCACGTCAAGTTCATAACGGTATTTCACTACGTATTGTACGTCAGTATGATATTAACAATGACCGTTTACCTTGCCGTATTGACGTATTGTACGGTTACTCAACAATCCGCCCACAAATGGCTGCCCGTATTTGGGGCTAACTAATGGGGCTTCGGCCCCTAGTTTAATTTTTTAGGAGATTTAAGATGACTTATCAAGTTGGTGATGGTAATACTGGTGAAACCATGAACGTAGGCCGTACAGGTGTACCTGTTCAAATTGGTGGCGCTACCACTGCAACCGTTGGCTTTTATGGTGTTACACCAGCAGCACAACAAGCAACTGTAGCCGCTGGCACTGATGCTGCAACAACCCTAACTTGTGCTAATGCTTGCCGTACAGCATTACGCGCAGTAGGTATAATGGCGTAAAAAATGTCGGTACTCATTGCAACACCTTGCTATGACGGTCAGGTTTGTAGTGAGTACCTTCATTCGCTTTTAAAAGCTACTATTACAGTAGACTTTGAGTTAGCGCTTATTACGGGGGTACATTTTATTGATACCGCGCGTGATATTGCCGCAGCTAAATTGCTTGATTCTAAGCACGAATATTTAATGTTTATTGATTCAGATTTAGGCTGGAATGGTGACGCGATTAGTCAATTAATCTCGCACAATAAAGATATAGTAGGTGGCGCTTATCGCATTAAGCACGATACTGAACTTTATCCAGTTGATTATAGAGCCAATGAAACGCAAGACGGGTTGCTACGTGCTAATAGCCTTCCAGGTGGTTTTTTGTGTATCCATAGACGTGTTATTGAACGCATGGCAAGCGCATACCCTAGTTATCAAGTTGTAGTAAAAAATGCGTTTAAACGTATTCCTGCATTATTTAGTAGAGCTTTGTTAGATGACCGCATGGTGTCAGAAGATATAATGTTTTGCAAACGGGCTTCAGCCGCAGGGTTTGACCTTTGGTTAGACCCTACAATAACTTTTGGACATATAGGCAGTAAAGCCTTTATTGGTAATTTTGCCACCTATTTGGAAGGACAGCAATAATGGTTATATATTTAAGACACCCTATTCATGGTACTAAAGTAGCTACTATGATTGAGGAAGCAGAAGCGGATGCACAAAACGGATGGATAGAGTATAATCCTGATACGCCAGCTAAAAAAGAAGCTGAAGCGGCTCCCGTTAATACGCTGGAAGTTAAACGACGTAGAAAAGAATAAGGAGCTGTATTATGGCCACTACCGCAGGCGATCAAATTAATGGAGCGTTACGATTACTTGGCATTTTAGCCGAAGGCGAAACTCCATCTGCCGCAACCTCACAAGACGCTCTATCCGCGTTAAATCAAATGGTGGACTCGTGGAACACAGAGCGTCTGTCCGTATTCGCTACCCAAGACCAAATTGTGTCTTGGATACCTAACACTAAAACACATACTCTAGGGCCGTCAGGCGACACTATAGGCAACCGTCCTATCTTAGTAGACGACGCGACATATTTCCGTGACCCTTCAAGCGGAATATCATTCGGCATCAAACTAATCAATCAACAACAATACGATGGTATTGCTGTTAAGACCGTGACGTCTACTTATCCACAAGTGATGTGGGTAAACATGGAATACCCTAACATTTCAATGACAGTGTATCCAGTGCCAACCAAAGTGTTGGAGTTCCACATTGTATCTGTTCAAGAATTAACTGCACCTGCTACCTTGGCTACAAACCTTGCGTTCCCTCCAGGCTATCTACGTGCGTTTAAATATAACCTAGCTTGTGAGATTGCACCTGAGTTTGGTGTAGAGCCTTCTCCTACTGTGCAACGAATTGCTATGACAGCTAAACGTGACTTGAAACGTATTAATAATCCTGACGATATTATGAGCTTACCTTACAGCATTGTGGGTACTCGTCAACGCTATAACATTTTTGCTGGTAACTACTAATGAAATCACCAATCTTAGGCCAGTCTTATGTAGCTCGTTCAGTTAACGCTGCGGACAACCGCATGGTTAATTTGTTTCCTGAGCAGACACCTGAGAACGGTCTTGAGATAGGCTACCTTAATCGTGCGCCAGGCTTAACCAAGCTAGTTACCATAGGCACAGGCCCTATTCGAGGACTATGGGCGCACCAAACTAATGGTACCGATGCGTATTGCGTATCAGGCACAGGTTTTTATCGCATTAATACTGACTACACTTACGAGTACATCGGTGAAGTAGCAGGCACTGGGCCAGTCACGTTTGCTGATAATGGCGTACAAATGTTTATTGCAGCCAACCCTAAAGGGTACATATATAATGAAGTAACAGATGTATATGCTGAAATTACAGACCTTGATTTTACTGGCGCAGGCACTGTTACCTATCTTGATGGATATTTTGTGTATAACGAGCCTAACAGCCAAAAGATATGGATTACACAGCTATTAGACGGTACTTCCGTTGATCCGCTAGACTTTGCTAGTGCTGAGGGATCACCTGACGGCGTTGTAGCCGTTAACTCTATCCACCGTGAGCTATGGGTATTTGGAACGGACACAACTGAAGTTTGGTATGACTCCGGTGCTACTGACTTCCCGTTGATACCAATTCAAGGTGCGTTTAACGAAATAGGCTGTATCGCACCTTATTCTGTAGCAAAGCTAGATAACTCATTGTTTTGGTTAGGCAACGACCCACGCGGGTTCGGCGTTATTTACAGGTCTAATGGCTACGCCGCACAACGCGTGTCAACACATGCTATTGAATACGCTGTACAAGGCTACACCGACATATCCGACGCTGTGGCTTACACATACCAACAAGAAGGTCATGCGTTCTACGTTATATCATTCCCTACTGGCAATGCCACATGGGTTTACGATGTTGCTACTGGCGCATGGCATGAACGCGCATATTTATCTAGCGGCGAGTTCACACGTCATCGTTCAAATTGTCAATGTAACTTCCAATCTACAACAATTGTAGGGGATTATGCCAACGGTAACATATATAAGTTTGACTTAGATGTTTATGCCGATAATGGTGATACACAGAAATGGTTACGCTCATGGAGAGCATTGCCTAGCGGTCAAAACAACTTAAAACGTACAGCGCAACACAGCTTACAGTTAGAGTCTGAGTCAGGCGTTGGGCTTGTTGTTGGTCAAGGCAACGACCCTCAGGCCATGTTACGTTGGTCAGACGATGGCGGACATACTTGGTCTAATGAACATTGGAAATCTATGGGGGCGATAGGTCAATATGGCTATCGTACTATTTGGCGGCGTCTAGGTATGACACAAAAGCTACGTGACCGCGTGTATGAGGTATCAGGGACTGACCCAGTTAAAATTGCAATTATGGGCGCTGAGTTAATTATCAGCGGAACTAATGCTTAACTACACCCGTATACCGGCGCCTAGGGTTTCACTTGTCGATCCACAGACAGGCATTGTGTCGAACGAATGGTTTAGGTTTTTTAACAATCTGTTTACGATAGCGTATTCAAGTACAGGTTCAATAACACCAGGCACTTACGGCACCGCATTTCAAGTGCCTCAAATTACAGTCGATGAATTTGGCGGTATAAGTGCAATTCAAAACGTAACAATAGCAATTGACGCAAGTCAAGTTATTTCGGGTATACTTAATGGCATTGGGTATACAAACGGCGCAATTACAAGTAGCACGATTAATAGCACGACAATCGGCGCAACAACACCAGCCGCAGGCACGTTTACTACTGCCACTGCGACTAAGTATGTAGGTATTTCAGGAGGTACGTTTTAATGGCGCAAACAGGATTTACACCGATAGTCACATATAACACCGCAACCGCTACGACTATACCAAGCGCGGCTAATCTTGCTCAAGGTGAGTTAGCGGTCAATGTCACGGACAAGAAACTCTACACTAAAGACAGTGGCGGTAATGTTGTTCTGCTTGCTAGTAATGGCGGCGATGTAACAGGGCCTGCGTCATCTACCAACCTTGCAATTCCTACCTTTAGCGGTACAGGCGGTAAAACCTTACTAAATAACTCAGGTGTAACAATTAGCGCTGGTGTTGTGACAGGCACAGGGTTCACAGGCGCACTCAACGGTGCGTTAGGTGCGACTACTCCTAGTACAGTAGTGGCTACCAACGTAAATACACCAAACACATTTGGCTTTAAGAACTTATTGATTGACGCTGGCTTTACCATCAATCAACGGGGTTATGTTTCTGCAGCTACATTGGCATCAGGTTCTTATGGTCACGATAGATGGAAGGCTGGAGCTAGTGGTGGTAACTATACATTTACACAACTAGCATCAAGCACAACCATTACCATTGCGTCAGGCAAGTCTTTAATTCAAGTGGTAGAAGATAAGAATGTAAACGGCACTAGCTTTGTATTGTCTTGGACAGGGACAGCACAAGCTCGTTATGCAGTTAATAGTGCAACACCTTCAGGCTCTTATGCAGCTAGTCCTATATTGATTACAGGTCAAACTGTTGGTACAACAATGAGCGTTGAGTTTAATGCAGGAACTTTAAGTAACCCACAACTAGAGCTAGGCTCAACAGCCACATCATTTGATGTGCGTGACTATGGTCGTGAGTTGATTATGTGTCAACGATATTATTTTCAAGATACAAGATTTTTTTCAATATCAACTCAAGGGGCAGCTACAAACGGGCAAACCTATCCATTTCTTACATTTGTATTGCCTGTATCAATGCGAACTACACCAACAATAACACCATCAGGTTCAACAACATTTAGCGGTGTATCTGCTTATAATAACCAAACATTAGATGCACAATGGGGATATAGCACAGGCACTACAGCAATAACATTAAAATTAGATAATCCAGCAACAGGTGCTTTTAATTTACCTATAAAAGTAAGTGCGGAGCTTTAATATGACTAAAAAATATAAATTGGAAAATCCTTTTGGAGTTATTGATTTAGATACAAAATGTTGGATTCCATTTGACCCAGCCAACACAGACTACCAAGTTTACTTAAAGTGGCTAGAAGAAGGCAACACACCTGAACCAGCAGAAGGAACAAAATAATGGCAGACCCAAAGATAGTAACGATAGACGGTGCTAACAGCGGCTACAGGGAATCATACTTTAGCATATACATATTTTACAAGCTAAAAAGGAATTAAAATGACAACACTCGTACCTAAATACGACCAAGGCTCTACAGGGGCAATCAATCGTGCATTTAATCTAAAACTAGCTGAATCAGTTAGCGTTAAAGATTTTGGCGCTGTTGGTGATGGAACTACAAACGATACTGTTGCAGTTCAAGCTGCGCTTGCTTCAGGTAAATCCGTAGTATTCCCTTTAGGTAGCTATTTAATATCTACTTCACTTACGCTTACTACCGCAGGTCAAATGCTGATAGGTACTGGAGGCACTATAGTTAGGGCTTCGGGTGCAATGGAAGCTAACTATGTTTTTAGCGCAACATCTATAGATAGCCTTATTTTTACAGGGTTAAAATTTGCGGTAGCTACAGGCACTGCACATGCTCAAACAGGCGGCTTTATAGCTTTGACTTCATGTGATTTTGTGCGTGTATTAGATTGCGTTTTTGATGCCTCTATCCCTAGTGCATCAACAAATAAAGAATCTACATTTAGCCATGTAAACACACCAAGTTGTAATCATCTTTTAATTCAAGGCAATCAATTTTTATACGGATTAGGTAATGCTTGTGGGGCTAATAACGCTGTGGGTAGTGGTGAAAATGGCGTAGATGTCTCAATCGTGGGTAACTCGTTTTATAACATGGTAGATACTGGCGTGGGTATGTGGACTAACGCCCATGACATAACTGTTACTGGCAATATCTTTTTCCGAGATGATTATTCAACTGCATACAATGGTGTTCATATTGATGTTGCTGGCGCACAAAGCGCAACAATTACTGGGAATAGCTTTACTGGTAACAGTATGGGTATTCGATTACTTACTAACTTAGGTTATACAGATAAATTAGTTACAATATCAGGCAATACATTTCAAAACCAGTATGCCAGTTCTACTGAACCAGCTACAGGCATTAAAGTCGCTTCGTATGATAATTCGGCTGGCGGTGGCGATGCACACTTTAACCTTATCATTACTAACAATACGTTTAAAGTCGTTTCATGGGGAATTAATTTAGATTCTACAATTAACCCTACAGATACAAATGTATTAACATTAAAAATAGATAACAATTTATTTGATTTATCAGGGGCAGGAGCAACAGGCGTTTTCTTTAATTGTTCACCTAGTTATGGGTATATTAAATTCTCACCTAGTAAAAATGTCTTTGTAGGCGCAGGCGCAGGATCTACTGCAACTGGCGGCGTATTTCCGCTTGGGATAGGTATTAATGGCGGGCAAGAGGAATTAGCATTTCAACGGTCAGACTTTCAGTTTACAGGCACAGCAACTACTGTATTAGGTTCATTCTATTGTGGTCGAGGGCTATATGCTATGACTGCTGCATTAGGTACTTGTACTGATGGAGGAGGTGTAGGGGGTCTTTTAGTTCCTGGCTTAAAAGGCGGATCTAATTTATTACCAGCAGACTACCCTGTTATAAATGCTGCCTCTAGTAATTCTAGTTTTGTTTATTGGTATCACGTAGTTACAGAAGGCACCCATCAAATGACCTTTACTCCACATGTTGCGGGTAATACTGATAATTATTGGTATTTAAACTTTGTAAGATTAATCTAATGGAAAAACTATTTGCACTATTTATGAAGTTGTCCAGCCCACGTATCCCAGTGCCGTTGGATAAACAGGCTCACTTTAACACAGGCGCTATTCTAGCGTTCGTAGCGTACTTCGTTATCGGCTACTGGGCTTTACTGCTTGTAGCTATAGTAGCTGGCGCAAAAGAGTGGTATGATTACAAGCATCCTGGTCATACCTCAGATATTTATGATTGGGTAGCCACGGTATTAGGGGCTATTGTTACATTAGGAGTTATATATGGCACTTAACTTATCCCCCTTAGGTGGCGCAGGCTGGCAATTCTTTGATAATAATGGCGTGCCTTTAGCTGGCGGTCTTTTATATTCTTACGCAGCGGGTACAACTACCCCACTTGCAACATACACTACAAGTTCAGGCGCAACAGCTAACTCAAACCCCATTGTATTAGATTCAGCAGGTAGACCACCTAATGAGGTATGGCTAAACCCTGTAGCGTATAAACTTGTGTTAAAAACATCTACTGGCGTGCAATTATGGACTATGGACAATATTGCGGGCTTACCTTCAGCAGGTCAACAAGATGATCAAGTAGCCACCGCAAATCAAACTGTATTTACTGTTGGGTTCTCTTACACCGCAGGCAATAATAGCTTAAAAGTATTAGTGAACGGGTCTAAACAGATAGTAACTTTGAATTACGTTGAAACCAATAGCACTACGGTTACTTTTGTAGACGGTCTAAATGTGGGCGATGTTGTGGAGTTTGTACAGTAATGCCAACCATGTCTCAAGAATGGCAAGACCAAAACCAAGCGAATAAACAACGCTGGTTCTTGGGTCATGCGGAAGCGATAGACTTTATAAACTGTTTCTTTTCTGCGGTTGAACTGTGGGATGATTTAATTGATAAAGACGTTGAGGTATCGGATGACTTTATTAATACGGTGTTTACAAACTTGATGTTTGTTCTACCGCAAAACAAATGGTTTACCGATAACAGCCAGTATTATGCGCCGTTGATTATGGCGTCAATTAATGGCTTCCTCGATGCCAACGAAATGTGTAAGAGTGATAAAATACACTTACGCAACTTAGCTTTTCATATCCGTAATTTTGGGATAGAGTTGCATATCGCAACTGCTTTCCTATTAGGCGGGTATAAACACATGCGTGAAGTTTCACGCGATATACGCGAGTTTTACGCGTTTGAGTCTTTTGAAGAATGGGAGCTTAATCATGTCTGATCCAGTCACCGCCATTGTTGGCGGAGGAAGTGTAGTAAGTGGGGTAATGGGTGCTAAAGCCGCTAAGAGTGCGGCTAAGACCCAAGCCGCCTCAGCGGATTACGCAGCAGAACTACAAAAAGAACAGTTTGACAAACAGGTTGAACTGCAAGCCCCATTCCGTGAGGCGGGGTTAACTGCACAAAACAAACTGCTAGACTACATGGGATTGTCAGAAGGTGCTGGCGGTAAGTACGCTAGAGACTTTAGCATGGCAGACTTCCAACAAGACCCAGGCTATGCGTTCCGTATGTCCGAAGGCATGAAGGCATTAGATCGCACGGCAGCGTCTAGGGGCGGCTTGTTGTCAGGTGCGGCGTTAAAAGGCGCTCAACGCTTTGGTCAAGACCTAGGCTCACAAGAGTATCAAAACGCGTTTAACCGTTACCAAACCAACCGTGCTAACCAACTTAACCCGCTACAAAGTCTTATGGGGTCTAGTCAAACTGCAACCAATGCTATGGGTCAAGCCGGTCAGAACTACGCCACTAACGCTGGTAATGCTTACATGAACGCTGGTAATGCACGGGCGTCAGGTTACGTTGGGTCAGCTAACGCATGGTCTAACGCCTTAGGCGGTGCAGCTAACATGTACAACCAAAATCAAATGTTGAACAGATTTTTTCCGCAAGGTGGCAATGCTGCCGCCGTTGGCGGTGTTGGCGCAACCCCTTACTATTCCTCCGTAAGCGGTGGGATGGTTATATAAAGGATAATTAATTATGGCCTTAGATTATAGTATCGCTTTAGGCGTTAAGCCCGTACAGTTAGAATCGCCAATCAATCAGATGGCGAAAGTGTACGAATTGCAAAACGCTGTTCAGTCTAACAAACTTAACCAATTAAATTTGGGTGAAGCGGAACGTAAGATTGAGGAGCGTAATCGCTTGCGTTCAACACTTGGTGGTTTTGGCTCAGATATGTCAATTGATAAACAAGTTAACGAATTAGCTCGCGCAGGGTTCCTTGATGAAGCTAAAGCATTAGCGGAGTCTGCATCTAAAGTAGGCAAAGAAAGACGCGAGTCCGAAAAAGCATTGACAGACACTGAAGCGGCAAACATTAAAACAATGCGCGAGTATTTGCCTATGGTTAAAGACCAAGCCTCTTATGATGCGTGGCGTAACGAAACAGCTAAAAGACTTCCAAGCTATGCTGGTTTGTTCCCAGTTCAATACTCTCCTGAACTAAACCAAACATTAGCGTTGTCTGCGGACAAAGCATTAGAAAATCATTTTGTTAACCAAGAAAATGTTATGGTTAACGGTGTTCCTACATCACGTGTTCTTCAAGTGCCTAAATATGGTACTGGCGCAGCCGCAACGGTAGCTGGGTCACAAGGCGCAACATACAATAAACCTGCTGCAAGCACTACTATTAATGTGTCCACTAACACCGCTAAAAAATACGGCGAAGTTTTTGCGACTAAGGCCGCAGAAGCTGATAATGCTATGCGCGATGCAGCCGTGTCTGCGCCTAAACAAGCGGAAAATGCCAACAACATATTATCTGCATTAAATTCAGGCCAACTTTACCTAGGCGCAGGCGCAGATGTTAAACTAGGTTTAGCTAGATTCTTAAATATGGCCGGTAAAGATGACAACGAAAAAATTGCTAATACTCAGATATTAATGCAAGGGCAAAGTCAGGCTACATTAAATGCAATTAAAAGCGCGGGCTTAGGGACATCGCAAGGCTTTACCGATAAAGATTTAGTATTCTTAAAAGGTATTGCTGGCGGTACAATAGCGTTAGACGGAACTACTATACGCAGATTAGCTGAATTGCAACATAAAGCTGCTACAGAGTCCGTAAATAAATGGACTACTAGACGTAGCTCTATACCTAAAGACGCTTTAGAAGGTACGGGTATTGATCAAGAAGCATACGAAGTTCCACCTATGGTACAACCGCCTAAAGGAAAACCTGCGGCTGGGGCACCTTCTGCGCCAGCTAAAACGCGATCCGGCGCAACTACAAGTAACTGGTAAGGAAAATATATGACCCGTGATGTTACCGTAACTTTTGCTGATGGTACAACTCATACTTATGCTGGCACTCCTGATAACGTCACGCCTGATTTAGTTGAACTTAGAGCCGAAAAAGAATACAAGAAAAAAGTAGTGCATTTAGATGGCGGTAAACAGCCTGTTGCCGAAGAACCTTTGCATTTTGATATAGTTGAAGCCGCAGGGAATTACCCTGCTAGTTTAGCTAAATCAGCTATAGGTTTAGCCAATATGGTTATGCATCCCGCAGATACAATGCAGGGGTTAATTCAATTAGGGTCAGGCGCGCTATCTAAAGTATTGCCTAGCGACGTAGGTATACCTGCAAAAAGAGCAGAAGCTGAAGCCATAACTAATCAAATTGTAACGCCTGTTGTTGAAGCGTTTAAAGGCACACCAGGCGCAAGACAAAAAGTGCTTACAGCTTTAGAAGAAGACCCTGCAGCCGTTTTAGGATTTGGGTCTTTAGCGCCTTCAGTTGCTAAAACCGCATTACGCGCATCAAGCAGATTAGCCGGGCCTGGCCGAACAGCAGACGTATTAAGTGGGGCGGCTAAAGTAGCAGACGTAACCGAAAAAATTATGAATCCCATAGTTCCGCTTACTAGCTTAGGGCTACAAGCAGTGGGTAATCTAGGAACTGGCGCTTACCGCGTAGGCGCATCGTTTTTCCCTAGTGGTCAAGCAGCTATTAAATCACGCGGGTATGTAAACGCATTTAACGGCGACTTAGATAAAATGGGCCAAGCCATTAATATGCTTCAACAAGGCGTTAGGATTGAAGATATTGCCGTTGCACTTAATAGTCCAGGTTTCGCAGGGTTTGCAAAAACATCCCAAGACGCTAATACATTAGTTAAAGAGTTATGGCTTGCTCGCGCAGAACAATTAAAAGCATTGCAAACTAACCAATTAGCTGGCGCAGCCGAAGACGTTAACGCGCTTAGACAGGCTAACTTACCTGTTAGCACCGCAAGTGCTACGCAACCTAGACGCGATATAAATCTATCCTTGGCTGAACAACAAGCGGCATTAGAAGCCGAACGCGCAGCAAAAACAACCCAACTTACAGAAGCGCAACAAGCGGCGCAAGCAGCGTTGTTACAAGAACAACAAGCTCAAACAGCAGCATTGCCAAAAGTAAGTCAACGTAATGTAGGGCTAACTATTAAAGAAGAACGTGATTTAGCGGCTAAAAATGCAGCGCAAAACATAGTAAGCCCTGCGTACGAAAAAGCATTTGCGGCGCATGAAACACCATTTAGTTTTGAAGCCGTAGAAGAAGCGGCTAAACGATTGACTTCAGATCCGGCCACTAGACTTAACCCGCAAATTGCACCGTATACCGCTGAAGCCTTAAAACTATACGCGGGTAAAACTACATCTGACCCATTAATTTTAAGCGGAGCTAAACTACCGCAACCAGCGTTAGTAACATTACGCGATGCCGATAAGTTCATGCAAGCCATTAATAGCGACCTAAGTGCATTGGAAGGTAGTGTAGATGCTACATCTAGGTTAACACGTAAAAACTTAATGGAGCTAAAAACGGCTACACAAAAAGCTATTGATGAAGGCGTACCTCAAAATGCCGCTGATTTATATAAAGAAGCGCGAACTTTACATCGCACTAAAACTGTCGAGCCATTTTTAGAAGGCTGGATAGCTAACTTAGAGCGCGAAGGAGCAACAGGCGAGAATTTAGTAAGGTCTGTCAATGTAGCCAAAGAGATAATAAAAGATGAAGATACAGCTATGCGTTTTGTTGCTGCCGTTGGAGATAGCCCCAAAGCTATGGCCGCTGCAAAACAAGGTATTGTAGATTTGTACCGCAAAGCTGTATTTGACCCTAAAACAAAAACATTTAATCCTGACGCCCATGCTAAGTTTATGGAAGATAATAGCTTGCAATTAAAAACGCTTGATGATGCGGGTATGGGCGTTGCGTCAGAATTAAATAAAATAGGGGCTAAAACAGGCAAACTTAAAGCGACGGAAGAACTATTGACTGCGGAAGGTAAAGCTATTCCAGCAAAGATAAAAGCTAAATTTGCTGAACAAGACGCTACATTAGCGTTTGAAGTTAAAAAGCTAAAATACGATAATGTAAATGATTTGCGCTCCGCAGCACTTAAAGATCCATTAGTTTTAGACATGGCTTTATCCCGTATGTCGCAGCCTGCTAGAGATGCTTTTGCTAGAGGTTTTATGCAAGATGCAAGTGAAGCAATTAAACTTGGCAAACCAGTAGCCGGTGAAAAAATGCTCTCATACATTGTAGATAACGAAGCCCAATTACTAAAAATACTCCGCGCGTCTAATCCTAAAACGGCGGCTAAAATAATAGCCGACGCTAAAGAATCCGCTAAACTTTATACGTTGATAGAACAAGTAGGCAATAAATTAAGTTTAACGCAACCTGTTAATACATTGGCTACAAGTAACCGAATTAATACGCTTACCTCATCAAGCAAAATTAGAGATACAGTAGAAAAAATACGTAAAGAATTAGCGACAAATGATGCTTTTGATCTTTTAGCCGCTGAAGGTAAAAAAGCTGGCGCAGATTCATCAATGTTGTTATCCGCTGAAGTAGGCGCACACCCAACAGGTTTTTTTGGTAAAGCATGGTCTATAGGTAATCTTATTAGGTCAAGACTTACAGGGGCAATAGACGCTAAATTAGCCGCGCAAATAGGGGCTGAATTAGCTAAAGAAGATACTGCCGCAAAAGCATTAGCAAAAGCTGCAACTCGCGAGCAACGTATTCGTATGGTCACTACACCAACAAAAGCCGTAGCAGGGACAGTTAAAAAAGTACTTCAAAGCCCTGCTGGCGTACTAGGTTATCAAGTAAATAACTTAGCCCCGCAACAACAAAATCAAAACGCTTTAGCCCAATAAGGATTAATGATGGACGATCAAACAACTCGCCTTAACCGTATAGAAGAAAAGCTGGACAAAGTGTCCGAAGCGATTGTTTCATTGGCCCGCATGGAAGAACGAATGATCACGTTGTTTAAGCGCATGGACAGCTACGACGACCATCATCGTATACTAGAAGGCCGCGTGACTAAGGTTGAAGTGTCGCATGCGTCAGGCGCATGGGTTGAGCGCGTGGTATGGTTTATCGTCTGCGGTATCATCATGGGGACTTTATACCTTGGTAAATAGCCGTAGTTTGTCCGATTTGCATCCTAAAGTCGCTGCAATGTGCAAGGCTTTTATTGAAGAATGTGATAAGAAAGGCATTGACGTACTGATAACATCCACGTATCGTGATGCAGACAGTCAAACAGCCCTTTATAATCAAGGCCGCACAAAGCCTGGCAACATAGTTACTAACGCTAAGGCAGGTCAATCACTGCACAATCATCGGGTTGCGTTTGATTTTTGTCCCATCGTTAATGGCAAATGCCAGTGGAACGATAAGGGTTTGTTTGCAACCTGCGGCGCTATCGCAGAAAGCGTAGGGCTTGAATGGGCTGGCAGGTGGGCTGGAAAACTGAAAGAGTCTGCACATTGCCAATTTACAAATGGGTTATCAATATCCGATTTTCAAAAGGGGAAGACACTATGAAAGCATATCTACTTGAAAGACTTAAAGAAGCATCAACATGGCGCGGTATCGTAGCGCTACTAACCGCCAT